ATTGACGTAAGAGGGGTGAATGTTGGGGAATCCTCGTCAGTTTCAACAGAATTTTGGAATCTTCGTGCAGAACTATGGTGGAAATGTCGTGAATGGTTTGCAAAGAAAGATGTTGCAATACCTAGAGATGAAAGATTAGTTGAAGAACTTGCATCAGTAAGACGTTTATGGCCAAGTAATGGAAAGTTGCAAGTCGAACCTAAGGATCAGACTCGCCAAAGACTTGGAAGAAACACTTCACCTGATTCTGCCGATGCATTAATCTTGACTTTTGCAAGTTATGCATCAATGACAACAGGAAAACGCTCATGGAAACAACCTCTTGAACGAGAGCCTCTTGGAATTGTATAAAAAAGACTTGACTTTATTTAAAAGTGTCTTTATTTTTGAGTTATGATAGA